TAATGTATAAAAAAGAATGGCTAAGCGCCGGAGATAACAGGGTGCGCCCCGATCATCAAATGGTCAACGGCTCCCGTATAGATATGGAAGATTACTTTATCGTCGGAGATACTAAAATGCTGCTTCCGGGTGCACGGGTGCAGGAAAATGGATTGCCAAGTCCAGCGTCGGAAATCTGTAATTGCAGGTGTGTAGTCCTTTACATCCCTGTTAGAGTTAATGGGGTTCTTGTCAACTTTGATTATGGGCTGTGGCCGGTTGCTGCGTAGTCTTATTTTCTACCTGTAACGGTATTCTTTTTATAAATCGTTCTCCTCTAATACATTCCATGCAATCATGAATAATAACTTCATGATAAGGATGTTGGTCTAGTATAGTTACATTAAACAATTTCTCACCATTTAAAATTGCTTTAAAAGGCCATGACGAGATATTTTCTGATAAAAACATCGTGTTGTAAGTAGCGGCCAAACCAACGAGGAAAGGCGATTCGCAAATTTTCCTCCCTTGAGCCTTCCGTTAAAAGTTCGCCTATTTTTTGACAAATAGCTTCTATCATTTTTAGACTGATTTTTTTGCCAATAAATATACCTCTTTTCTTCCTCTTTACCAAATTTCAAGTTTTTTATTCAAATTATTTTTAGGGTGTGAAAGCAATCTTCTCTTACAAGACGCAAAGTATTAACGCCTCCGTCAAAGACGTGGACGGCAAGAAAGGTATTGTTACCGGGTACTTTGCAAAATTCGACAACGTTGATGCTGACGGAGATATAATCCGGAAAGGGGCCTTTACAAAGTCTATTATGGAGACAGGCCCTGCATCAACACAGCCAAGAATCAAACATCTCTTAAATCACAATACCAATCAACCGTTGGGGGTGCTTATGAGTTTAAGCGAAGATTCTTTCGGGCTTAATTATGAATCTCAAATAGGCTCCCACGCTTTAGGGCAGGATTTTATTAAGATGGTCGAATCAGACCTTATTACAGAGCATAGTATCGGTTATCAGACCATGAAGTTTAATCAGATTCAGGACTATGCTGACTATATGAAAAATCCCGGAGCCGGTATGTGTGAATTAACCGACCTGAAACTCTGGGAGGGAAGTTCTTTGACCTGTTGGGGAGCCAATAAAGACACTCCTTTAACCGGATTAAAGACTGGAAGCAAAGACGAATTACAGGCTTTGGTTAACCGACAAAAGAACCTCGAAAAATTCTGCCGCAATTCAACAGCGACAGACGAAACTATTGAACTCTTACTCATTGAATGCAAGCAACTAACTCAACTTATAATTGAAAACACGAAGCAGGATGAAACCACTTCGCAGCCAGGAATTAAAGAAGATCAAGAGCTTGAATATGCGAAAGCACTCACAAACTTTAATCAACTTTTAAAACAAAAATAATGGCAGAAGTAAAAACAGCCGAACAAATTGAGGCTGAACTCAAAAATATGCAGGATTCCTTTGAAGCGAAAGCGAAGGAAGCAGCAGACGCGGCAGCAGTAAATCTTAAAAAAGATTTTGAAGCCCAAATAGAGATAGTTAAAGCTCTCTATGAAAAAGTAAAAAGTGTTCCAGAAGGCATCGACCTGAACGACATGAACGAAAAACTTTCTAAAACCATTGATGGTTTTGATAAGTTACAGGTTCGTTTAAAAGACTTCAAAGTAAATGGCGAACAAAAAGAAAAATCACTCGGCGATGCCATAAAAGAAAAAATGGAAGAATTTGGCGTTATCTGGGGAGACAAAGGCGACAAAGGAAACGGTGGAAAAATCGAACAGGCTCTGAAATCTCAAGGTGGTTCAATCTCTGTTCCACTTGGCCCTGTAAACCTGAAAACAGACATGATTCTTTCCAACACCTTAACAGGCGATCCGGTTGCTACCTACAACCAAAGACAAGGTATTATTCCGGCTCAAAAAGTGAACTTCAGAGGTTTGATTCCGACTGTTTACAGCCCGACCGGTCTATATGTAACTTACCGTGAAAATGCCGGTGCAGCTAATAATATCGCAAAACAAACTGAAGGAGCGGCAAAAGGAAATAATTCTTATGCTTTCACTGAAGTAAAAACCGTTGAAAGTTATGTGGCCGGTTACTCAAGATTCTCTAAACAGTTGATCAAGTTCCTGCCGTTCATGCAAAACACCCTTACAAAGGCGTTGATGCGTGATTTTTACAAATCTGAAAATGCTCAATTCAACACAACCCTTACAAGTGCAGCAGACGGTGCATCAACCAGTGGCGGCTTTGTTGATGACATTGAGGCCTTAATTTCTTGTATTGGTGCGCAACTGGATACTGATTACGGAGTGAGCTTCGTTTACGTTCCAAACGCAATCATGGCAAGACTTATTCAGGCTACCTACAAAAACGGTTACTATGCAGGTGCTGGTTCAGTGGCTATTACAAATCAGGGAGGTGTTATCTCAATCTGGGGCGTTCCTATCATCGCTGCAAGTTGGGCAACAGCTAACCAGGCTGTACTTGTTGACAACGATTATATCGAAAGAGTGGAAGCTGAAGGACTTAACCTTACTTTCTCATTTGATGATGCTGATAACTTTACCAAAAACTTGGTAACAGCCCGTATCGAATGTATGGAAGAATTGAATCTTTTAAGAACTGAAGCGTTCAGTGTATTACCGTTAGGATTGTCCTAAATATTCTGGAAAAGCAATAATCATAAGCCTGTCTGTTTATTCAGGCAGGCTTTAATTTTTTAAACCATGATCCAATACGATTGTAAGAAAGTTCCATTTAATGCAGTCTTAGACCTTATATTTAACGACGGAACGCCGACGGAACCCGTAGTAGTGCAGGAAATTAAAGATTACGCCAAGATTGACACCGGAACCGCAGATGATACGATACTTGGTTACCTGATTACCACGGCCCGTCAACAGTGTGAAGACTTTACAGGGATCAGTATTATTCCACGAACTGTAACGGCGGTACTGAATAATAGTTGTGGTGGAATATTCCTTCCTTATTGTCCGTTTAAGACCTTAACAAGCGTCACTGATCAGGATGGAAATGTACTTACAACCGACGATTATAAACTTTCGGGAACAACCTTTCCGCAACTCATTTATCCAAAGTGGGATAGGTTGACTTTAGTCTATACCACAGGGTACGTTAAATTACCACAGGAAATAAAAACTGCGATTTTACAACAAACTTTCTATCTTTACGAAAATAGGGGCGAAAGTGCTGTAATATCCAGAAGTGGTGTTGTAGCAGAACTAACATTGAGCCCGCAGGCGAAAGCCACATTACAAAGATTCAGAAGAGTATGACAGCAAGCGAATTAAACCGGTTAATCACACTCGAAAGTTACAATTATTCCACTAATGATAGTGGTGGAATAACTCCCGTCTTAGCGGAACAACTCACTAATATTTGGGCTAAGGTCGACGAGTTAAACGGTGGCAATGTAATCAATCAGGGGCAAGATAAGAACTTTGCAGACTTCAGAATAACGATCCGTTACCGGCCACAGGTAAATGAAAACTGGAACATTATCTATGAAGGTCAAACTCTCAAGATAAAACAAATGCAACTCGATAACACTGCTTATAAGAGATACATGATTATTTACGCTTCCACCACACTCGAACAAAGCTGGTCATAATGCCGCTAAGTCTTACCATAGGAAATCTTGACAAAGTACTTGCCGAAATAAAATCTTACCCAAAAGATACTGAAAAGATAATTAACAATGAGTTCACCGTTTTTGCTGTTGAGACTTCCAACCGCGCCAAAGAACTGGCACCGGTTAATGAAGGAGCATTAAGAGAAAGTATCAACTTTGACGTAGGAAATCTTTTTTTGCACGTGGGAGCCTATATTGAGTACGCTGCTTACCTTGAGTTTGGAACAAAGGCTTTTGCGGCAGCTTATGTAGCTTCCCTTCCGGAAGATTGGCAAGCATTCGCAGCCGAACACAAGGGAACCGGTGAAGGTACTTTTGCAGAATTGGTACAGGCTATCATGAAATGGGTGCAACTCAAAGGAATTGCCACAGGAAAGGATATTAATCAGGCATCGTATCTTATCGCCCGAAAAATAGTGAGAGACGGCATCAGGGCACAACCTTTTCTACATCCGGCATTCGAGGAGAATAAACTTAAATTAATAGAAAATTTAAAACGTCAATTAAATGTTAAGTAGCAATCTTGCAGTACGAAAGGCTTATTATGCTACTCTTAGCACCATTCAATACGAAGGTGTTGACGTTCCGGTATTCTGGAACCAGCTACCTACTACGATTGCACCGGGACTTTATATTATTTTCTCGAACATCCGAAACAATGATCAATCCAATAAAGGCGCGTCCGTTACCCAAACAAGTGTTACTGTGTCGGTTTATACAAACTCTCTGAAGTATAACGACGGTCTTGCTGTGGAATCCGTCTCAAATGAAGTCTTAAACAGAATTTATTATAACCCTCAATTCAAACTTCCTTTAGATACTTTTTTTCAGATCACTCAAACAAGGCTCACCTCTGACATCACTAATAATTTTAGTGAGCGCCAAAACATCTACATCGACCGGATTTTAGTCTTTAATCACACCATTTTTCAGAACGTTTCCTAAAAAACGGTTTTACAGGTTATTTATCTTTAAATCCTAAAATTAAAATAATGGGATTACGCAGACAAATTTCCGGTATTGACGTATTACTACAGATCGATCCGCTTGGTGGAACCAACTTCGATTTAGTGGTGTGCCTTACCTCCAACGGGCTGGAACGAACTACTTCAGTGATCGATGCCGCTTCAAAATGTGGCCCTGAAAAACTACCCGGCGTGCGCTCCATTCAGGTACCTTTTGCCTTTAATGATGTTTTGGACGCAAATTCTGGAGAAATCTCCGAAGAAGCCCTCCATGATTTGTGGCAAAACCAGACGATCATAACCTTTAAGTACGGTAAACTGACTCCCGCAGCGGGCGATGTTACCTACACCGGCACAGGTTTTATCTCTGAATTGAAGTCTTCTGCAGCACAAAACGCAGCAGCGTCAACAACTGCTACTATTGAAGTTCAGGGCGACGTGACAAAAGTAAAAACAGGTTCATGAGTTACATCACAATTAACATCGGGGGCAAGGATCGCGGCCTGAAATTCAATCAGGGAGCTTTGGTTACATTTCAGGGAAAGATTGATCCGGATAACGTAGCGGGAACCACAG